TTTTAACCTGGAGATATTCATCCACCGCTGCCTCGGCAAAGGGCACTACCTTATATCCAGTCGTGTTGTCTGGGGCGGTATCCCAGGCGGGATAAACAGTCAGGACTTTCGTAGAGTCAACGTAATCCTCAACGTGCCTCGACTGACCGGCCCCGGTCCCTGACGTAAGGTTAATGAACATTCCGTTAGGCTGGTCATCTGTAGAAAATGATGTTGCCGCCTTTAGTGTGATAGTATTGCTGCTTCCGGCTTGAGCCGTTCCCGTATCGGTCGTTGCTCCAGAAGCCGTGATAGTAATATTCCCGGAAACTGCGCTGGGCGTAACGGTGAACTGAGGCTCGTGCGTATCGAAGTTAAACGCATATTTCGGAACTTTGGTGAACGAAAGGTTCTCAAATGTCCAACTGGTATCGCTGTTTCGCAACAGACGCTTCGTTTGCAGATCCTCATGGCAAAGGATTAGCGTATCAACCGCCTGAGTGTAATTGATCTCATCCAGCATCGCCGAGGTGATATCGGTAGTTGTGATGTAATCATTTCCGGAGCCGTTGATATTGGTCTGCAAAACCCCGGCCTTGAACACATAGATCCGGCCCGCCACCAAGACCAACAGATAGCTGTCGGTAGTGCTGAACTCAAACGGTATCAGCTTGAAGGTAGTGAAGCCCGTTAGGTCATGGATGAACTTCAATCCGTCCCGGCGACGAAACCCGCCCTGGGGCTGAACCACAATATTCTTGGCCCGCTCAAGCCCGTTCTGGTATTGCTGCAAATCCGTGCGGCCAAAGAGAAGTGGATCTAGCTCGCCGCTAGTAAAGTTTGTCTGAAACCGGGTAATCCGCATTTCAATACCTTACCTCGATAAGCGAAAAATCTTCGATCACCGGAGTCAATTGCCCACGGCTGTCGATGTTAGCCGCCTCGCGGAACAAGCCACCTCTTCCGTTTTCCATAGGCGTTCCGAATGCTTGTTGGCGGAAATACTCTGCCTTCGATTGCTGGTCCGTTACAATAATGGCAAGCTCCCCGGCCATCGCAGTCCGAAGCAAACGAACAAAATAAGGGGGCATATTTGTTTCAGAAACAGTAGTTTGATAGTCGATGTAAACAGTTTCCAGGTTCGTTAGAAGCTGATCCTGGTAAATCTCCCAGCCATAATTCAAGGATCTTGCAGCATCGCTGCCGCTATCAAACACGGCCTGAACACCGGTCAAGGTGGATGCCGGTATTTGATACGCATATTTCCATTCATTAACGGGAGTGCCGCCAAGCCGGCTCAACTGAACTTTTTGCATCGACCAGGACCAGGGGTAACGGCTGATAATGGTGTCGCGCAGATCCGGGTAAAGCCTGGAACAAGCAATTGCCGAAGGTGTTCCTTCAGCAAAAGACGAAATTGTTGCCGCGCCTAAGAGTGTTAAAGCATCCGAACAAATCGAAACATCAGTGTCGCCGCTTGCCATCAGATCCTCCTAAGCGCCGAAGGGGAAGGGGCGACCGAAGCCGCCCCAACCTTATTAGTCAGTATCAGTTGCGGCCAGAGTGGTGCCATCCGCAACGTCTACAACACCGGAAGCGTTCGAAAGAACTTGAGTCAGTGTGCAGACGGCGGTGCCGCCAGTCGAGGTTACGCAATAGATCAGATCGCCAACTTCGAGAGCGTCTGACAGATTGTTGAAATACCCAGAGGTATTTACGGTAGCAATCGTGTCAGCCGTCTTGTAGGCGTAGATGCTCGGAGCAGTGCCGCGCTTAGAAGCGGCGACAGTGGTCCAGCCAGCGTTATCAAAAGCCATCGGTTAAGCTCCTTATGCTTCAGTGCAAGAAATGGCGACGATGCCTTCGTCGTCAATCGAGACAGCGCCAGCCGAGAACATCGAGGAAACCAGGAAGCTGGTTTTCTCAGGAATGTAATTGACCTCAGTTTTCTGAGCCATCGACTCAGCATAGCCAAGCGCATCCATGTGCCAAGCAAAGCAAGTGCGGGTGCTGGGCTTGGGCAGACCGCCTTCGTCACGATCACCGATCGTAATGAATTTGAAGCCCATGAAGGTGTCGATTTCACCGCGAACAAGGGCTTTGACCGAAGCAAAGTCCGACGAGGTGGTTTCGGTTTCACCGAGCAGAGCATCAAGCTGCGAAGCATGCATGAGCAGATGGCGACCCTGGGAAGGGACGTTCTTCTCATTCATGGCTTTAGCAGCAGCGCGGAGCTTGTCGATGTTCATGTTCGAAGCTGCGCCACCGACCGAGGTAGCAACGGTCGAGGGCGACGAGGCCGCGTTCAGAGCATCAATGATAAGCTGGTCCTGGCGACGAGCAATCGAATTCGAAACAACTTCGACCAACTCACGGCGCTCATCAAAGTTGATGTGCGACTGGTGGAAGATGTCCGAGTATTCGGCTGCAATGTAGTCCGACATCGAGACGGTGACCTGGCTGTAGGTTACGTTCAGCGGGGTTACGTCAGTCTGAGGGACGCGGGGGGTGGCAACGCCTTTACCGATTTTCGGGAATTTGACGGTGTTGCCGGCAACGCCGGAACGCATACGGGTGGTCCCGCGCAATACCGACTTAGCTTGATACGCTTGCTTAACCTCTGCATCAAAGAGGGTCACAAACGCCGTGGTGACGTTCTGCGCCATAGCAGAATCTCCTTATTGAGTTTCAACCAGACGCGATCCGTTATCCTTGATGGGCGGTTCGCTTGCGCGTTATGGCCGCGCCGGGCCAGTAGGATTTACTACATAGACGGGCCGAGCGCGGTTAACCGTCGAGGCAAAGTAACACGCAAGCGATAGCTCTGTAAAGGGTCAGGCTGATTGGGCTTCCATCCATTGCCTCTCAATCTTATTGCGCCAAATATCATCAGAACGCCAGCGGGGATCGGCAATAGCAGCTTGAAGATCCTCAACCGTCATCGATTTTTGATTCACCATTGGCGTAGTCGGTATGCCTTCATTGGTGATCGATTGGTGATATTTGATGAATGCGTTGATCGCAGCGGCACTATCCAGGCCAGACGCAATTGCATCGCGCTCATCTGGCGTCAACGGTGCCTGCATCAACAACCGCTCCGTCATTTGGATTTTGTCCTGAGCGCGTTCCCCAAGTTTTTCCATTTCGGCCCGGCGATCAATCTCAAACGCTTCCCGCTCTTGACCAGAGATCTGCAAGATCTTTCCAGCTAGATCCTCAAACGCCGCCTGACTGACGCCATTCTCTTTGGCCCAATCTTTGAAGATGCTCATGCTCTGGTCATCTTCGTTCAGACCTTGATCCACCAAGGAAGAAACATCGTATTCTTCTGGTGCCTTGTGCTTGCCGGCCTTGAACTGCTTTTCAAGCTCCGAATAGCTCTTTGCTAATTTATCAACATCTGGGCCATCATCGGTCCAGAATTTTGCCGGGAAATTCTCGGGACGCTCCATTGGAGCTTTGGTTTCTTGTGCTTCCGGTGCCGGCTCATCATGCAATGGGATCGATTGATCCTCTTGCGCTGTGGCTTCCGGTTGGCCGCTTACATTGATAAGCGGGCCGTCATCCTGCGCTTCAGACATTGTTGCTTCTCTCCACTCGTTTCTCAATCATGCGAACTAACTCGCACATCCCAGATCTGATGTATCCAAAACTAGGATCTTCGCCGGGAACGAAAACCGGCTGCTCGATCGTTGTCGATCGCATATGCGCCAGCACACGCTGGCCTTCAGACGACTTGAAAACCTTACTATAAAGAAGATCAATCTCGTCCACCTCGGCGCTTGTATTAAACGCCAAAGACAATCCTTCCCACCCATCTGCCATTTAGACTACCTCTTGTTGCTGCATTTGAGCTTGCTGTTCCTGCATTTGCGCTTGCTGCATTTGCTGGAAGAACTGCATTTGCTCTTCTTGAGTTGCCAAGATCCGGCGATCAATGCCCATACGGTCAGCAACAAAATCCAACAGCCTGGTGACAGAAACCGTGGCGACACCAGCCGGGCCCATGTTCATCGCAATCTGCGCGTATTGCATCGCGTCCTGGACCTCTTGCAACTTTTGCGCCTGGCTCAATGGCGAAACTGGCGTGACCTTGACCTCAAGACCATTAACGCGCAGCGGCAGATCGATCAGTCCTTGCTGATCCATAACGTAGAGAATTCGCGTGACGACCGGCACCATAGTCTCGTTAATCAAGCGCCCGAAAGCAGATCCCAGGTTAGTAGCAAGCTCGCGGGTGCGCTCTGCAATCTCTGTTGCCGATCGAGCCGACATATTGTCAGGCGGCAGGGTGTCGTCCATCAGGATCTTTTTGATATTCATTCGCAAATCATTGACGACAATCTGCGATACGTTGAAGTCGCTAGAACGCGGCAGCGGTTGCAGGCTTGGGCCCTGGGCCCCGCCGTTGCGAGCGACAGATATGATAGATCCTGGCTGGATCTTGACGTTAGCCGGATTCAAAATCCCATCATCGGCAGCGGTATAAACACCAGCAACGGCAATGCTGGCATTCTTCAAGACAAGCTCAAGTGTTTTGTTAAGCGTCTTAATGTCCGGGATTGCCGTGACTAGAGGACCGCGACCATAAACTTCGCCCGGAACCTTCATATAACGCGCCACGACGAACGGATTGGATCTCATGGTCCGATAGACAAGCTCTTGTTGCTTGGCCGGCCAGATAACGTGATAGCAATAAACTGCTCGATCCTGATCATATACAACGGCATCGACCAGATCGATCTCTTTGGTCGGTGTGTTATCAATGATGTCTTGGAGTTGCGGCGAGATTTCAGCGTCAGGATATTCCTGCTTTATGGCTTCCGCCTTCATGCGGAGCTTACGGTAGACGTTATCGACGTTTCCGAACGGGCCTTCTTCAATCGCCACAAGATATTGCGGGATCGGAGTGAACCGGATCGGAGTAGCTTCATCGCCTGGCATAATCATCATTACGGCAGTGCCAACGCAGAGATCCAACAGGAACTCCCCCATTGCCAAATCGAAGTTGGTCTGCCGCAAAGTTTCGAACATCCGATCGGTGTAGGCGGATAGGGCAGTCATTGCCTGGGCACGGCGATCATCGGGAATTGCAGATCCAGCCTCAAGGCGGGCCCAAGTTTTATAAGGGGGGAACAAGCCAGCCTGGATCCGGTTGGCAAATCGCTGGGTCGCGTGAATGGCGGTCGAGTCAAAGACGCGAGACATCTTCGCCTTGCCGGCAACACCGCCCTCATAATACCCGTTGTATAGGTTTCTTTGAGGAAGCGCGAACTCGTAACAATCTTCATAGATTGTCCGCCATTCATCCTTTCGGGCTTGGGCCTTGGCCTCGCGCTCCATGATTTCTTTTACATTGAGCTTACCCATTTTTACCCTCATTTCGTTTGCTTATTGCCGCAGCTTTCGATCGAGCATCGGCCTTGCTTGATGCGCCCCATGCCCGGAGGGACAACAGAAGGCGGGTGGGATTGCCTTTGCTATCACGCTCCGGGCCGGGGTTCCCCGCCATTCGGGCCAGGAAGGATGCCCGGCGGGGATTGTCACCGGACTTTACCGGCGGTTTGAGGTTTGCGCCCTCAGTCCGTTTGAAATAAGCGCGGCCAGCAGCATTTAAGCCGCCGCTTGGGTTCTGATATTTTTTCGCCGGCATTCGCCTAAATTCCTATTGGCCAGCACCGAAAGTAGTTTTCATCGGAGTCCCTTCCGAAGTCACATTCCGAACCGGCGAAAACAGCAGTCTCAATCCACCTGTTTGAAGAGCCCTCAATCGAGCGGATGCAGACGCCATTTGACTAGCCTCATCTGCAATCGCCCGCTCTTCTGCCCGCTTCATAGAAGCACTTTCTTCAACGGGCTGTGCCGTTTGTGTTTTCTGTTGCACCATTATCAGCAATCCTCGACATCATAATGTAGTTGCCACCATTTACGGCAAACCTTCGCATAATCCCTTCTACCTCAAAACCTAGCCATCGCGCAAACCTAAATGCGATAGCATTATCTTCTTCTACTGCTATCTGGATACGCCGAAATGCCCCAGATTCCAGGTAATGCTGAAAAATTTTTCGCCCACCACGGCCTAACGATATCGCATGATTGCCAATATCTTTGCCTGGAAGCATCCATGCCTCGGCCACGCCGGGCCCGAGTATGCGCAACCCAAAGCACAAAACCGGGGTTCCCCTATACATTCCGGTCCAGGTCGCTGTTGGCTCGTATGATGCCTCGATAGCGAGCAGCATATTGGGATCTTCTCTCAGCCTGGTCGCTTCTGGGTCTTTAAGTTGTAGGCGATA